TTGGTGGTTTGGCTGGAGTTTACTTCATCAACTACACAACATCTTCATTTACAAAAAATGGTAGTGGCCAAGTCACTGCACTTCCATCTGGCTCAACCGTATATTATTACGAGTTGAAAGGTACATCGGCTTATACTGAAACAGTTAACTCGAGTAGAGAAAATGGTACTACATTCTTTAATCAAGAATTAACACTAAATCTTAAGAAATTGACAAACGAAATGACAACGCAATTGAAAACAATGGCGTATGGTAGACCTCAAATCGTAATTTGGACAATGAACGGAGATGCTCTATTAGTTGGTGAGAGAGAAGGTGCAGATGTAACAGCAGGTACAATTCAGACAGGTGGAGCATTGGGTGATCTTTATGGTTATTCAGTAACATTCACTGGTCAAGAACAATTACCAGCAGCTTTCTTATCCGGTTCAACAACAGTTAATCCATTCGCAGGATTATCTACACAACCAACTATCGTTTATAACTAATCAGATAGGTTGATATAAAATATTAAAGGGATAATTCTTTGGAGTTATCCCTTTTTTTATGTATATTAGTTATATTCTCCTACTTAATTGTTAATATCATATAAACAATAGATAATGCTAAGTTATTACCTTAATAATACTAACTCATACACAATTAGAACAGAAAACACTGCATCTAATCAATATACAATGTCTTTGCAAGATATGATAACACAAACTAACTCAACGGGTAGTTTAGTATCAGCATCTTTTACTTCATATGAAAACTTATTAGCATTCACTGCAAGTATAAGTGGAGCATATACAGGACAAGAGTTTAGAGTAAAGATTTTGAATAGCGGTAGTAGTGAACCTATATGGTTTGGTTCTTTACAAGTTTATCAATCACAATCAGTAGATAAGGCAGTTTATAAAACACAAAACAATCAGTATATCTCACATGAGAGTACGAATGAATTTATCATAATGAATTAATATGAAGCAAACAACAAAATTTAGTATTGTAAACGTTCAAAATAATGGGTTACCAATGGTAAGTGAAGATACAAAAACTCGCTATCAATGGGTTCCATTCGGTGCATACGGACAAGATGATTTCTTTGGAGCAGTAACTACGGCATATAATTGTAGTACAACTAATGCAGCATGTATCGAAGGATTGGCTGATTTAATATTTGGTAAAGGATTATATAGTAAGGATGAAAACTTTAATCAGATTTTATCTAAAGTAATTCCACAAGAAGAAACTAAGAGAGTATCATTTGATTTGAAACTATACGGAAATGCATCTTACCAAGTATATTGGAATGATGAACATACTAAGATTATAAAGATGTATCACATACCTGTTCAGAACTTAAGAGCAGAGAAGTTAAACAATGAACCAAAAATAAAAACGTATTACTATTGTACTGATTGGAATGATAATAAAGCAGTAAAGAATAAGAAATCTATTCCTGCTTTTGGAACTTCTAAAGATAAAATGGAAATCCTTTATATTAAACATTATACACCAGGTTTGTATTACTATTCACTACCTGATTGGATTTCAGCATTACAATTTGGATTAAGTGAAGGAGAAATCTCTAACTTACATTATAATAATATTACAAATGGTTTCTTACCTTCAGTAATGATTAACTTCAACAATGGAGTTCCAGCACCTGAAGAAAGACAAACAATAGAAGATTTACTTCAGGCTAAGTTCACAGGAACAGATAACGCAGGTAGATTTATGGTATCTTTTAATGATGATGCAGCAAACAAACCTACATTAGATATAATTCAGATTGATAACTTACATGAAAAGTATCAGTACGTTGCAGAATATATACAAGATAGAATATTGGTGGCACATAGAGTAACCTCTCCTCTTTTATTTGGTATCAGAGATAAAGGAAATGGTTTCAGTTCTCAAAGTGAAGAAATGAAAACGGCGTTTAGTATCTTACAAACAATGACAATTGCACCATTCCAAAACATTATCTTAAACGCATTAGATATGGCATTGAGTGAAGGTGGATATAATAACTTAGAATTATACTTTGACCAATTAACTCCATTAGTAATTCTTTCAGAAACAGCAGAAGAAACTGGTCAAACTATTGAAGAAGTACAACAAGATACAAATGATTCAATGGAAAATCCTTCTACAGTTGAAGAAGATAGTAACGCAACAATAGATGATGGTAGTGTAGAAACTGATAATGAAATTACTTCAACACCTGAAGCATTTGTTAAACCAACTTTCTTTGAACAAGAATACGAAATTATAAAACAAAAATAGATATGGCTTACGCTCTTTTTATAACAAGAAACGATATCATAAAGAACTCACCATTGCAAGGAGCAATCGATGCAGATGCTTTGTTACCCTTTATGAGAACCGCACAAGATAAATACTTAAAGAATCTATTAGGAACTGTCCTATTTGATTATTTACAAGCACAAATCGTTGCAGGAACATTTAGTAGTTTATCAGTATATTATCAAGATTTAATGAATGACCATATTAAAAATACTTTGATATGGTATGGGTGTGTAGAATATATTCCATTTAGTTCAGTTCAATTTAAATCTAATGGTGCAGTAAAACAACAAAGTGAACAAGCAGTAGCACCTTCAAAGAGTGAGATAGATTATCTTTTGAATAAGGCATTGAATAACGCAGATTACTACGCATTGAGATTACAAAACTATTTGGTAGCATATTCAAATAACATACCTCAATACTTAGAATCAGTTGGTAACCAAACACAAATATATCCAGATTCCACAAATCAATACTGGTCTGGTATTCAATTATAATAACTATGAGTCAACAAATTGTTCATAATACCGGTATAAATTATACACTATACTACAACATTCTTAACTATTTTAGAACAATACTTAAGAATCATCCTTCTATTGGAGTTGCAACGTATGGTGATTTAACTGATTTTGATACAAAGGAATTTCCAGCATATCCTGTTGGGAATGTATTGATTACTAATTCTGAATTTGGTACTAATGTAACAACATATACAGTTCAGTTAACAGTAGCAGATAAAATTAAAAATAAGAATAACGAATCATCAGGTTCTCTTAATCAACAAAGTATAGATTACTTCAAAGGTGTAGATGATACAATTGATATACACAATAACACATTGGGTATATTAAACGATTTAACATCATATACACAAAGAGGAGTAGCAGGGTTTGAGATAGATGGAGAAATCGGTTGTGTTCCGTTCTCAGATAGGTTTAACAACGGACTGGCAGGATGGGTGGCAACCTTTAGCCTAACTACTCACAATGATAAAAATCGTTGTCTTTTTTTTTTAGTTAATCCTTCGGGTAGTGGTTATGTAATTGAAGAGTGTGAGACGGGTGATAGATATAAGGCAGTGTTGAATGAGAGTGGGAGTATTGGACAAGTATTTAGTAGTAAGTATACTCTTAATTCAAATGATGGAACAACTTCGTATGATAACTTAAAGTGTTATACGATTATAGAACAAATAAATAATACGGATGATTGGGATTATGTTAACTTAAAAGTATTAGCATTACCATTCTCTAACTACGGAACGTGTGCAGTGTGTGAGTTGTGGATTTCTCCAAAGATATGGAATACAACACCACAGAATTGGAGTAGTGGTGTGAATGTAGTAACAAGGACATGGTCACAAAATTAAAATATAAAAATAGAATATAATGGGAAGTTTAAGTAATTTATACATATCACAGAGTTATATCTCTTTATTACACTTAGGTAGTAATAATACAGCTAGTTCTACATCAACTGAAATTCAGGATGGTTTAGGAAATGGAATTGGTGTAACTGTAAACACAGATGGGGATGTTACATTAGCAGGAACATTAGGTTTAAGAAACGGATTAGATATTAGCGGTTCAGTTACAATAAATACAGCAGTAACTGCATCAACTCCTACCTATGTAAATAGTGGAAATTATTTTACAGATTCAATTATTAGAATTACAGGTTCTTTTGCAAGTGGCTCAGCAGCATCACCAACAGTTAATGAAGTTCAAATTGGATGGCCAGTATATGGTAATGGTTTAGTAAGTGGAGCAGTTGTAACAAATAAACAATATGTAAATTCACAATTTGTAGAATTAACAATAAATCAAAATACAGCAGTATGGTTTGGTAATTATTATTTTACTAACCCTAATGTTCAGTATTATAATTTTAGTGTGAGTGGTTCGGAAGATATCACAGGCTCATTATCGGTAAGAGATAATTTTAGTGTAACTAATATTAGTGCAAGTGGAAACATAAGTGCAAGTAACTTATGGGTAAAAGATACAATACACGCATATAAATTAGATGTAACAATTGAAAGTTCTTCTATTATATTTACATCGGGTTCTAATATATTAGGTGATGAAGCAAACATAGATACTCAAACCCTAATTGGTAGAGTAATTGTAAGTGGGAGTTTAGAAGTAACTGGAAGTACAAGAATTAATGGTAATACAACTATTACGGGTTCTACTACAATAACCGGTTCAATAACTGCATCTGGTAATATTAGTTCTTCGACTTTAAGTGGTGTTGGTAATGTAACTTTATATTCAGCATCAGTTTCACAACAAATAAATGCTTCATTTGCAACTGCATCAGCTTATAGTGCGAGTTTAACATCTACAATTACAGCTAATAGTGCATCTTTTTATAATTTCAGTTCATCTCAATATAAAACAGATAGTGCAAGTTTTGAATCACAAATCTTAACTAATAGTGCATCATTTGCAGCATATAGTTCTTCATTAGTAGCAACATTCGCAACAGTTGCATATGTTAACTCAGTATCTCAAAGTTTAAGTGCGAGTATTTATTTAACTGATGCAACTCAAAGTTTTAATATTAATACCAAATTAGATACTTCATCATTTAATTCTTTTAGTGCTTCTGCATTTTTAACTGATGCAACTCAGAGTAATAATATAACGTCATTAACTGAAAAAACAGGAAGTTATGCAACTACTGGTTCAAACCAATTTAACGGAAATCAAACAATAACAGGTTCAGTTATAATCAGTTCTTCAATTGATAATGATTTTATAGTAATTGGAAAATCAATATATAGCGGAAGTGTAAGAGGTAATGTAGTTAGTATGAGTATATCATCTCAAACTGCAAGTATGGATTGTAGTTTAGGAAACTTCTTTACAATAACATTAGTAAGTGGGTCAACAACTTATTTAACTGCTACAAATATTAATGCAGGAGAAACTTTATCATTAAGAGTTACACAGCCATCAGGAAGTTTTGGTAATTTAACATCTAATAATTCAGTAATTAAATTCCCACAAGCATTTCCTTATATAGCAACATTAGCATCAGAGGCAATTGATATCTTATCATTCCAATCGTTTGATACTAGTAGTTTGTTAGGAGTTGGTATTAATAAATTAGTATAAAAATAAAATATGGCAATATACATACCTACAACCTTTTTTTCTACATTAGGTGGATTTTTAATAGCTAATTTTACAGGTACTTATGGAGGGACAGGTCTAACTGGGGGTAATCCACAATATTATTATGTTGAAGGATATTTTACATCAGGTTCAAATCAATATAAATACCATTGGTTTAGATCGGCTGAAGCCTTTTCTACTAGTAATAGTGGATCATTAACAATATATTCTGGTTCAACTGCACAAGCTAAAGTTATTATTATTGGTGGTGGAGGCGGAGCAGGATATGCAATAAACGGGCCAGGTGGTAATTCAGCAGGTGGTGGCGGAGGTGGTGGTATTGTACAATATGATAATTTTGTATTAACACCAGGTACATATGAAATAGTAGCAGGTGATGGTGGTACAACTGGAACTACTGGTGAAAATTCATACATTAAATTACCATCAAATCTTATAGTAACTCCATTTACTTCATCTTATATGATTGCCGGTGGTGGTGGAGGAGGAGCAAGTACCTTAGTAGCAGTAGGTTCACCTAACGTAAGTGGTAAAACTGGTGGAAATAGTGGTGGAACTGCAATTGCTAAGGTAATAGAAAGTAAACCAACAATACAATCAAGTTATAATGGTTTAGGTGGAATAAAAAATTTAACTATTCTTAATCAAGGAAATGCTGGAGGTGGTGGACAATACTCAGCAGGAATAGGATATTATGCAAGTGGAGGAGGTGGATATGAAGGTTCTTCTAATCCTGCAACTTCTACAAATATAGTTTCTAATGGTGGTGATGGTACATTACTTACATTATTTAGTCCATCATCAATGAATGTAATACCACAATATGTAGGTGGTGGTGGTAACGCATATGGAAGATTAAGTAATACATTACAAACAACTTCTTCATATGGTTTAGGAACGGCAGCAGAAATTGGACTTACAAATGATGCACCATTAGGTGGCGGTGGAATAATTGTAGGAACAACATCTCCTGATTCATATGATGGTTTAGGTGGTGGAGTATATATTGAATATCCATGGAGATATACACCAACCGCAAGTTTATCTACAAATGGATTACTTTTATATAATGCATTCAATTCATTTTCACAAAGTATTGAAACACAAACATGGTATGATATAAGTGGTAATAATAATCACGCTACTATTAATGGTGCACAAATGAATTGGAATGGAAGTGGATATGTATTTAATGGAGTAAATAATTATTTAGAATATGGTGATTTAGATATTTCAACAGGTTCATATACAATTATAACCTATGGTCAATTTAGTACAAATACAACAACAGCAGGATATAGTAAATTTGATGGTGCTACTGGTTTTCTAAGTAGTTTTACCCTATCAGATACATATAGAACTAGTGACCAAGCTATGCAAATGTTTAATTCAGCATCAACACAACCAAATACATGTTATGCCTTAACTAATAATACAAATTTTGAACAGAATTGGTATAGTGGAATATTATATAGAAATGCAGAATTTACCCCTATAAGTAAACAAGTATCAAACGGTACTTTTGTAAATAATAATGCAACTTTGAAATTTGGTTACCCTTCAACTACACCATCTGCAGGATATTTCTCCGGTTCAATGAATAATTTGTTAATTTACAATAGAGAGTTATTTGATTGGGAAGTTGAAAATGCATTCTTATATTTATCACAATCAATGCAAGGGTTTATTCCTCCACCTACTCGCTCGGCAGTAGATGTTGAATATATAGTTGTTGCAGGTGGTGGTGGTAATGGTTATTTATATTCAGGTGGTGGTGGAGCAGGTGGAGTTATAACTGGTTCAACTTCACTTCCTCATTTAACTACAACTATTATTACAATTGGCAATGGTGGAAGTGGTTCTAATGCAGGATATATTGGAACTAATGGACAAAATTCATCAGTTACAGGATCGTTTATATCATTAACTGCAATTGGTGGAGGTAAAGGTGCAAGATTTAATGGAGTAAGTACATGTGTGGCGGCTTTTGGTGGTGGAAGTGGCGGTGGAGGTAATGCATCACAAAATTATGGAAATGGAGCACGTGGTTCTGGCACTAGTGGTCAAGGAAATTCAGGAGCTGCCGTAACTTATAATACATATAATGGTGGTGGTGGAGGTGGTGGAGCAGCTGCAGAAGGTGTTGGATATAATGGTGGTAATGGTATACAATGGTTAGATGGTAATTATTATGGTGGCGGTGGTAGTGGAGTAACTATATCAGGAAATTATGGTGCTGGTGGAATAGGTGGAGGAGGTATTAGTGGCTCAGCAGGAACTGCTAATACCGGTGGTGGTGCAGGTGGCAAAACAACCGGTAATGTTTCAGGTGGTAGTGGTGTAGCAATTATAAGATATGCTGGAACTGGCTCAAAAGCAACAGGTGGAACTATTACTTATAGTGGAGGTTATACTTATCATACATTTAATTCATCATCAACATTTATAGTTTAGTGGCAACCCTAAATCAAATATCAACTACTCTCAAAAATATAGCACAATTAAATGTGCAAAGAGGACCTACTCGTGCAATTAAGACTGGTAAGTTAAGAGATTCAATAAATGTTAAATACAATAAAATTGGTGATTTCGGTGCAGTATTTGATTTGAATTCAGTTGATTATGGTGTGTATGTAAACTTCGGTACATTTAGAATGGAAGCAAGACCTTTTGCAACCAATGCAGCAAATGCAGATGAGTTCAAAGCATTAGTTGATGATTATGTTAATAAAACAGTTGTAGTAACCGTATTAGATTCTGCAATGGAAAGAATAGATAAATCAATGAGAGGATTTACTACATCAAATACTTTTTAATACTTAATGGTTAATATCTATATAAACAAAGTATATAGATGGCATTATCAATAACACAAACTCCGGCAACAAGTTCATTAGCACAATCTCCTATCATATTTACGTTAGCAGAGAGTAATCTTGTCCTTTTAACTTCATCATCATTTCAGTATGTTGGTGATTTATATTATTGGACAGGTTCGGTTTTGAACTCAGGCTCTTTATCAGATTATACAATTTCAAAATATCCTAACACTTCTAATGTTGGTATTTTTGATTTGAATAGAATTATCAATTCAACTCTTACAGATTTATTACAACAAAATCCATCAAATGTAGTTTACTTTGCATGTGATTTTTATACACAATACTTAAGTGGCTCACTATTCGTAACAGGTTCGCATGTTAAATCATCAATGTATAAAGCATTAGATGGTTATGGTTTATTTCCTGAAACAATAGGACAAGAACTAAATACACTATCTCAATACTATCCTTTATTAACTGATGGACCGGTGTCAAGAAGTGCATTCGTTACTAATACAGGTACGAGTGGAGTGGCAGTAGGAACATTAGGTGGAGTGATTGCAGATAGAATAATTTATAGCGGTAGTACAGGTAATGGAACATATTTCTTATCATCATCAGAATCATCATCAGGTCAAATAGATGATTATCCAATAGGACCATTACAAAGTGAATTTCCTTTATCTACAACAGGTCTAACTTTCTATACAATACAACCATATAATGGTGGTACTGCATTAGGTAGTAAAGTAAGATATGATGTAGTATGTGAACAGAAATATCCTAACATAAGAATTAAATGGAAAAATAGATTTGGACAATTTGATTGGTTAAACTTTAATATGATTAATAGACAAAGTATATCCACAACTAAGAGAACATATCAACCACAATTAGGTAGTTGGGAAAGTTCTACATTTAGTTATCAAGCATATGATAGTGCAATGTTAGATTATATTGTAGATACTAAACAAACTCTACAAGTAAATACAGATTGGTTAGATGAAGATTACAATGATATCTTAAAACAACTTATGGTTAGTGATGAGATATATTGGGTATATAATGAATCAACTGCAGCAGTAAGACCATTAAGTATTGCAACATCTGATTTACAATTTAAAACAGGTGTAGTAGATAAAGTAATTCAATATCAATTTGAATTTAACTTAGGTCAATCTTATAAATTAATTATGTAATGGGAATTATATCTACTCAGGCGTTTACTTTTAGATTAGTAGCAAATGGAACAGAATTAGACCTTTTTGAAGATGAAGATATTCAGATTTCAAATAACTCAACAGGTCTATTTGATATCGGTGTATTACCATCAGATTTCACTCGCACAATAACCCTACCTGGAACGAAGACAAACAACGCATTTTTTGAGCATGTTTACGATATAAGTATTGATTCACCTTTTCTATTTGCAACCAATATAAAGGTTCCAGCATACTTTGATTTTGATTCTGTGTATCTTTCACAAGGATACTTACAATTAAACAAAGTAAATGTATTAGCAAATAAATTTATTGATTCATATGAGGTAACTATTTATGGTACTCTTTCATCATTTGGTAGAGAAATTAATAGATTATATCTAACAGATTTAACAACATTATCAGCATTCAATCATACTTCATCTTATAATAATATTTCAGAAAGTTGGAATCGTAATTTATTTGGTGGGGATATTGTTTATCCCTTAGCAGATTATGGTAGTGCATATGCATTTACACAAGGTGCATATGAATTATATGGTATGGATGACCAGGAGGGTGCATTAACTGTTCAAAATTTTAAACCTGCAATTAGAGTAAAAGCAGTATGGGATGCAATATTTGAACAAACAGGATATACCTACTCATCATCATTTTGGCAACAATCATTCTTAGATGATGTATATATGGTTTGTAATAATTCATTAAAATATCCTGAATATAGTGGTGTTGATTTAGAAACGTATGGTAAGATAAAAATAGGTGCAATTAGTGGAAGTGGAATGACAGATGTTAATTTACCATCGGGTAGTTGGGTAACTTTACCTTGGTTTAATGAATTTTCTGACCCACAAAACTTTTATCAGAATGGTGCATATAGAGTTGAACAAAGAACTAATCTAAGAGGAGCATTGAATATTAATATTAATGTAAGTTGTTCGGCAAACAATATGCCGGGTACACTTTCTGCAAATGGAACATGGCAGATAAGAATGTTAGATACAGGAAGTTCAGCGGCTTCTGGAACTCGTGCAGTGATATCTTATATTAATTTCTTTGACCAACTACAACAAAGTAGAAATGGTAGTATTAATACAACATATCAATTAGCAAGTGAATTTAATTTTAATAATATACCGATTGGTAATTATTATTTTCAAATAAGACAATCTCCTAATTTTCCAGCATCTGTTGCATCTTTACCTGTTGTAACATTAGACCCATTAAGTACAACTAAATCATTTTTAGAAATAACACAAGTTAATTCAGCGGCTGATGGTAGAATTATGGATATTCCATCTAATATGCCCTTTGGTACGAATGGTATTAAATTAGTAGATTTTTTATTAGGTATACAAAAGAAATTTAATTTAGTAATTTATCCTAATAAAACTAAACCAAATCAATTTATAGTAGAAACATTTAATGATTGGTATTATAGAGGTGAAGTAAAAGATTTCAATCAATTTATTAACTTAGATGAAAAAATATCAGTAACTCCGGCAAATAACTTTGCAGTAAATAATTTAAATTTTGGTGATACATTAGATGGTGATTTTATTTCTCAACAATTTAGTAAAGGTGCAAATAGAGAATATGGTAAGAGTTATTATACAGATACAACAAACTTTTTCTCACAAGGAACATTTGAAGTTAAAACAACATTTGCAAGTTCACCATTACTTAGAATAGCAGGAACAGGATTGAGTGGCAGTGTTGGTGGATTAAATCCAACAGTAACACAATACCTTGTACAATCTATGCACTTTACAGGTGAAACTTATGCAGGTTCAGCTTGTGGTAGTCCTATTGAATATGATATGTATACTGCAGATGGTTTGGAATCACCAGGACAAATTGCATACTACGACCAATATGGTATTACACCAATTACTGGGTATAGATATTTTACATATGGTGGTGGTAATGAGGTGTATGATATAAATTTCACAACCGGCGAAATAGGATACGGAACAGGATTTTTCTGCTAAAATAAAATTATTATGAGTCAAATTATACCAATATACATTCCAACTTACATTAACGCAGCAGATTACACACCTGCAAGAGTGTTACCACGTTTGTTTTTTTACAATGGATTATTAGAGTGTGAAAGTTATTGGATTGAAAGTGGGTCAACAGCTGTTGGTGGTGTAACATATGAACAAACCGCATTTCCTTATTTTGATAACTACAATGTAGTAAGTGGCAGTTTCCCTACCACAGATAGTAGAACATTACTATTCAATAATGAAGCCGCGGTATATGGTGAAGTACCAACCGGGACTTTATATTCAGAATATTGGCAAACTTATATAAATTTATTATATAATCCAAAGACAAGATTATTAGAATGTGCTGCAATTATACCATTAGCAGATTATGTTAATATGGAATTGAATGATATAGTAAACTTTAGAGGAAACTATTATCATTTAAGAGCAATTAATGATTACTCACTTAAGACGGGTGAATGTAATTTACAATTATTAGGACCTATCATTCCTGATTCATTAACATCATAACCCATCACTAATTTAATAACATAATATTGTTAATATCATATGGTTAAGAATATAATTGATTTACTAAATACAAATGATTTCTATGGTGTATCTAAAAAAATAGATATAGCAAAAGGAATTTATGGAATACCTACATCATTTGGTGATGCTAAAAAACAAATTAAAAGAATTTGGAAATCTAAAAAATAATGGCAGATAATACTACAACATATAAAGCAGTAATTGAAACCGAAGTAAAAGGTAAAGGTGAGGTTGAAGAATTAGGGGATGAAGCGGATAAGACCGGTGGCAAATTCACATCACTTAAATCTAAAATTAGAGAAACTACCGTTGAATTACAGAAATTAGAAGACCAGGGTAAAAGTAATACTAAAGAATTTACTGATTTAAAAAATAAATTAGATGATTTACAAGATTCTCAAGATAGAGTAAACTTTAAATCTAAACAATTTGGTGACCAGATAGCGGCATTACCTGGACCTATTGGTAAGTTAGGTGGTGGATTAAAATCTGCACAAGATGCAATTGTAACATTTGGTACAGCAACAACTGTGGCATTAGGTGTTGTAGGTTTAATAATTGCAGCATTTGCGGCAATGAAAGAAGCATTATCTAAGACAAGTGAAGGACAGGCAGTATTAAATAAAGTAACAGATGCATTTAGTAAACTATTAGCACCTGTGATGACAATAATATCAGCTGTTGCAGTTCCTATATTTGAAGCTTTGGCAAAAATTATTGATAAAGTTGCAGAAGGATTTCAATATTTCGCAGAAAAGTTAGGGTTTGCAAAATCAGAAATACAAAAGTTTGATACGGCAGCACAAGAAGCATCTAAGAACGCATTACAAGCAGCACAAGATGATTTGGATAATATGGCAAAGGTTATTCAAATGCAAAGAGATGCAGCGGTAAAAGCAGAAGCAGATAGAAAGGCAAGAAGGGCAAAAGAACTACAAGAAAAAGCAGAGCAAGAAGCAGAAGCATTAAGAGCAGAGCAAGAAAGATTAGATGGTATCATAAAAGAATATGAGAAAAGAAAGAAGGATAGAGCAAAATTAGATTTAACTGTAATTAAGCAGGATACATTACAAACTCAAATAGATACAAACTTAGCAGAAGAAGCAGCTCAAAAGGCATTGGCAGAAAAGATTAAAAATCTAAGAATTAATACAGTTGAAGAGCAAGAGGGAATAGTAAAAGGATTAAAAGTATCATCGGTAATTGCGCAAGCAGATGCAACTAAAGCAGGTGCTGAGCAAGAAAAGGAATATGTTAAATTAACTACTGAAGATAAGATAGGAATTATTTCAGATGGTTTAGGAGCAGTAGCAAGTTTAGTTGGTGAAAATACGGCAGCCGGGAAAGCATTAGCAGTAGCACAGGCAGTAATGGATACATATGCGGGTGCGAATAAAGCATTGGCAGCATATCCACCTCCATTTGGTGCAATAGCAGCTGGAACAGTAATAGTAGCAGGTTTATTAAATGTTAAGAAAATCTTATCAACACAATTACCTAAGATGCCAGGTGCAAAAAGCACTCCATCAATGAATGCAAGTATAGCTACTCCATCAGTTCCAACAATAGCAACAATGAAAGCACCACAAGTAACAACGAGTGGTGGACAAAATCCTACATCACAATTAGCAGAAACTTTATCAAATGCAAGTAAACCAATTCAGGCATATGTAGTATCTCAACAAGTTTCTTCACAACAAGCATTAGATAGAAGAGTTAATAGAGCAGCAACATTAAGTGGTGGATAACCATTTTACTTAATAAAATTGTTAATATCATATGGAAAAAGAATTATTATACGAATTAATTTTAGTGGATGAAGAAGATGGTGTATTTGCAACATCTTTTGTAGATTCTCCGGCAATAGAAAGAGATTTTTTTTATTTTGGTAAAGAGATAAACTTCCAAGCTGTTAGTGAAGAAAAAATGTTAGTAGCGGGACCTTTATTAATTCCAAATAAAAAGATATTAAGATTAGATGGATTAGGTAACTCTTATTATGTATACTTTACACCTGAAACAATTGAGAAGATTAGTAGAAGGTTTATGAAGAACAAATACAACGATGCAGTTACAATAGAGCATGATAAAAAGGTTAGTGGAATTAACTTAACAGAAAGTTGGTTAATTGAAATGAGTTCAAAAGATAAATCTAATATATACGGATATACATTACCAAAAGGAACATGGTTCGGTGTGTATGATGTAAGTGGTAATCCTAAAGTATGGCAAGATGTAAAAGATGGTGTATTCAAAGGATTTAGTATTGAAGGCCTATTTGAACATCACGTTTCAGATTTAAAATTATCAATGGAAAAATCTATTGAAGAATTTACAGAAGATGAAGCAGAATTATTCTTATCAGAAATAAAAGCATTAATCAAAAAAGATAAAAGATACAAATCCAAGCAAAGAATTGAAATGGAAAGTATTAATGATTATCCTGATGCAGTTAGTAATAACGCACAAAAGGGAATTGATTACAATATATTAAATGGTAACAAATGTGCAACTCCGGTAGGAAAGATAAGAGCACAACAATTAGCACAAAGAAAGAATATCAGTATTGATACAGTAAGAAGAATGTATTCATACCTAAGTAGAGCAGAAACATATTACACAGGTGCAGATACAAACGATTGTGGATATATTAGTTTTATGTTATGGGGTGGATTAGCTGGCAAAAGATGGGCAGAAAGTAAACTAAGAGAATTAGGTGTATTAAGAGAAGGTAAAGATGTTGCAGAAGAATTAGAAGGAACACAACCATCTATCGCATCAACATATCCTGGCGAAGTAGCTAAAAAGAAAAAGAAAGATGTATCCAAATAAAGTACATAAGAATTTAGAAAAGTTTGCATTACCATCAGTAACCTTTGGACAATTTTATCAAATGTTACAATCAACGAATAGTAATAATACAATGTTCATTAAGTGGAGAACAGCAGTTTCTCCTACACATAGAGCATCTTACGATATGTATTGGGGACAATTTTTTTCCAACTCAGACCAATCAGTCACAAAATCAGAAGAGGGTATGGTAAATTTAGTAGCCCCTACTACAATCGAAGGATGGAGAACATTAACATACGATAATATATCATCATTTCAATATGATGGTAAAACTTATACAATTAACTAATATGCCAATACCAAAACCAAACCAATCAGAAACAGAAGAACAATATGTAAGTAGATGTATCGGTGAAATATACGATGAATACGGACAAGAGCAAGGTGCAGCAATATGTTACAACACTTATAGAAGTGAAACTAAAATGAGTGGTGAAAGATTAGTTGCAAGTAAGATTAATCAATTAACTAAATATAAAGGTATTTACTTAGGTGAAGGATTAGAAGATGCCTGCTGGAGTGGATATACCGCAATTGGAACAAAGATGTTAGATGGTAGAGAAGTTCCTAATTGTGTACCAACAAAAGATTAATATGGAAAATATATACACAGTAATTATAACTGCAATAACTACTTTAGGTGGAGTGAATGCATGGAGATACTTTGAGAAAAGAGCATCTCATAAAGAGGATGATGAAAGATATATCAGAAATGATTGTCAAAGCAGAATAACTAAATTAGAAGCCCTATTAGAAAAGAATAGTAATGAAAAAGATGAGTTAAGAGCATTAGTATTACACTTATCAACAGAAGTAGCAAAACTACAAACTGAAATTGCATTCTTACAAACACAAAGTAAAAATAAAAGTATATAGTATGGCAAAAGGAATGAACGCGGCAGTAAAAGTGCTAAAGAGTAAAAAGAAAGGAAACGAAAAAGGAATTAAAGGAAAAGGTCCTAAAGTTAAAAATACAAAAGTGTCGAGAGGACAAGGTAAGTAAAATAGGTTACTACCTAATTTTAACATAGCAAATTTCAAAGATAAACTCTAAATAAGGTAAACATACCAAATCTAAATTAAACCCCTTAAAAAAGGGTTTTTTTGTGCATATATCATATATAAATAAATTTGTATATATTACCTTATATTAAGGTTTTTTACTATGCATAACTCATTGATTACTAATGGGTGTTAGTTTTTACCCTTAAAAATTAGGTTTTTACGGCATTTTTTCGTATCTTTAAGTATATTCAATCATTAAACAAAGGGTGGTGACCTACACTAAAAGAAAAATGGCTAAATTAACAAAAGCTGAAAGAATTCAAATCTTAAATGATAACTTTTACATTCTGAACAAAGTTCTAACTAAAGAAAACCAATGTGAAACATTTAGTTTAGTAGTGTTTAGTGGTAACACAAACACTTATTTTGATTTCAAACAAACAATATTTTATACCGATATTGATCATATGAATAACGAATTAGAAATTATTGATTACCTTAAAAAATAAAATAAAACACAATGGAAAGATTTAGTAAAAAAAGAGTATTGGACTATATGAAATGGAAATACTATTCTCAAAAAGATTTAGTTGAAAAACTGAAAGAGGATAATCCAAATGGTGAAATTTACTTCCATAGTATGGAATTAAAACTTAATACTTTAAGAAATGTGTATCAGGATTTATTAGGATTAGATAGAATTGATATACCAACAACATATAAAAATAAATAATATGAATGATAAATTAGAGCAATTAAAATCTTTAATAGAACAAGATATAAAAGAATGTAAATACTATCAACCAATCGGTAATGGTAGTGATGAAATAGCTATTCAAATAATGAAACAAATATTAGGATATATAAACGATTTACAAAATGAACAATAAACCAAATTATAATACTTTAACTAAAGGTCAGTTAGTAGAAGCAATACTAAAACTTAAAGTAGAGTTAAACGAATTAAAACAAAAGGTTGAATATATCAACCTTTTTTTATTAGAGCAATCTAACACGTATAAACAATTAAAAAAATAAGTTATGAAAAAAAGTAACAATCCAATAGTAAACAAAGTGATAGAGAAATTTTCATCTATCCAACATATATCAGAAGTGTTTGTAACTGGTAATTCTGCCCAAAGAGGATTATTAATTAGTGGTGATGCCGGAACAGGTAAATCACACTTTGTTAAACAGGCATTTATATCAACAAACACTACACATAAAGTAGATTATAATAAATCTAAAACATTTACAGCACCGGCTTTTTATGCTAAACTATGGGAAAATAGAATGAAAAGTGATGTAGTTGTATTTGATGACTGTTCATTAGAATCAATGTCAACCGGTGATTTTAGAAAGTTTACTGATTTCCTAAAAGGTGGATTAGATTTATTAAAAGGACCTAAAATGATTGGATATGAAGCCGCAACTAAAAATACATTATTTAAAGATTTAGGTGTTCCTAATGAGTTTGATTTTCAGGGTTCAATAATTTGGATTACGAATAGTAGATTTTCTAAATTAGAAAAGAAGTTTGGAGACCATTGGGATGCAATTAAAGGTAGATTTATTCCGGTAGAAGTCTTTCTATCAAAAGAGGAAAAATATATGTATACAACTTACTTAATAGAAGATATGGATATATTAGGTAAGAATTGTGAAGCAAAAGAAGGTGGGTATAGTAAAAGAATTATTAAAGATACATTAACTTATTTATGTGAAAACTATTCTTCATTTAAAGAAATAACACCTAGGGTTGCAATTAAAGTAGCAGATACTATGAATGTATATCCAACAATTTGGAAACGAATATTAGATAACCAAACAATGAATGATTATGAATAATATACAATGGAAAAAATCTACAATAGATTATGATAAATTATCAGAACTTTCACATGAAAAAATTGTAAAACAAACTAATGGTAAATTAGCTGCTACTATTGTAAACAAAAATCAAGGTAAAAAGAATGCTAAGAATGGTCATATGAAAGAAATCCAAAAGATTGGTGCTTCTTTAGGTGGTAAAGTAGGTGGTGTAGTTACAAGAGATAGTGGTAAATTAAAAGAACATTCTAAATTAGGTAATGAAGCAAATCAACAAAAGTATGGCAAAAGAATTATTGCATATAACCAAAATACTGAGGAGTGTTGGGAGTATATCTCAATTAGAGAATGTGAAAGAGATTTGAAAATACAGGCACCTATTATAAGAAAAATAATAAAAGGTAATCAACCAAAAACTAAATGTGGATGGAGTTTTGAATATAAAAAATAATTTCGTTACAAAATTTGGCTGATACTTATATTTGTTGTATCTTTAAGATATGATAAACATATTATTAACATAAACAAAACACAAACTATGGCAAAAGACCCAGCAGTATTATTTTACACATCAGATTTTCTGAGTGGAACACTAACAATGAATTACGAACAAAAAGGAAAGTATATTACTTTGCTGTGTTATCAACATCAGCAGGGATTTCTATTAGAAGAAGATTTCAAAGCAATTTTAGATGGAACTGATAGTAAAGTATTCAATAAGTTTCAAAAATTATCTGATGGCAAATACTATAACTTAAAACTGAAAGTAGAAAGTGAAAGAAGAAAAGCATATGCTGATAGTAGAAGAAACAATAGAACAAAGAAAGATAATGTAGATATGATTAACTTATCTAAATCATATGTTAATCGTATGGAAACTGTAACTGTAACTGGAACTGTAACTGATACTTCTATTAATAATACTTCTAGTAATACTGTATATAGTATAGAGGATAAAATGAAAATTAAACCATCGGATAAAGAAATAAATGAATTAGATAATTTGGTTTAGTAGAAAAAATAAATTATATTTGTTAATATATCAGTCGGTAACTTTATTGCCATTTTGGGGCCGACTCCTATACAATATATAGAGAGGAAAATAATACTCTCTCAACCCTACTGAGTTCTTCGGTAGGGTTTTTTTATTGTCCTAAATTATTTGTTTGTTTGAGATTTTTTGAGTATATTTATACAGTAACACAAACAAAACAAATATGGCAAAGCAATGTACAAAGTGTGGTAATACAAAAGAATACACACAATTCTCCAAATGTAATAGAAACAAAGATGGTTATCAATACCATTGTAAAGAATGCAATAATAGGGATAATCAAAGGTTCAGAGATGAATTAGATCCTGAATATATGAGTAGATGGTTCAATGAACATAGAAAGCATTGGAATGATTATTATAAAATCTATTGTGCTAGTGGTAACATAAATACAATCTATACATTTACAAATCCAAAGGGTGAAGTATATGTTGGATTAACTCGCAGAAAAAGACCTATATTCCGTTTTGGTGAACATAAGAAACAATATCAGCATAGAAATGGCCTATTCCCTTTATTACATACCTCAATGGATAAATGGGGATATGATAAACATAACATAGAAATTATACATCAATCAGAAGGAACTAAGTATGAAGGTAGAATATTAGAAAGTGAATTTATTGCATTGTATAAATCAAAAGGAATCTCGTTAAACATTTTAAATTAATGATATGTGTCTTATAAAGTTAGGAAACGTTTTAGAGGGGCTAATTAACGTAGTGACATTAGGTTGGGGTAAAGATATCGCTAGTTGGATTGCATCAAAATTTGGGTATGCTAGTTGTGGATGTGAGGAACGTAGGATATATCTCAATGAAGTGTGTGGATGTAAAGAAGGAATAAAATTATTTTAATGGCAATAAAGAAAGAGTTAAGTAAAGAATGTCGTACGTGTGGAGTAGTATTTGATAAGACACTAAGTAATAAACAACCTAAGAGAGCAATGTGTAAACCTTGCTACACTATTGAATCACAAAGACTAAGTAGGGAACAAAGGGAAAGGAGAGTAGAAGTAGGTGCAGCAATAAACCGAATCAATTTATATAAGGATTATAAATTTGAGAATAGAAAAGGGTTTTGGAGAGATATAAATAAACAAATAAAAGGATTAACAAAGAGAGATGATGTAAGAGAATTCATCAGTAAGCAAATGGATAGGATATTAGCGGATGAAAATCTAATGAAGTATCTAAATTCAATGAGTATGGAAGAACAAAGAAATAACGAAAAACAAACAATATGATAGAAGTAAAAAGTACATTAACAGGAACAACAAAGGAAATTAAAGAAGACCACGCATACTTAGTGGATTTCAGTTCTCTAAAATCGGTAAATGATTTGATTATGATATTATCAGCAATGGGAATTAGTTTTCCAGGTAATCATCCATATATTGAAACCATTAAACCATTCTTAAACTTAGATAATCCGTTTCCAATGCAACAAGCAAAACAACCAGAATTTATACCATTAAAAAAGGATTAATATGGAACAAACAAAATTTAGTGTAGAAGAATATCAAAAATTAAAAGATAGTATTAAAGAAGTAAAGGATTACCTACCTGAGAACTTACTTCCGTATATATGGGATAACTATCGTATCATTAGTGGTAACATAGAAGAACCGAGACCATGTAGTTGTGGTAGCGCAGCGGGGTTATGGAAGAAAGCGGTAGATACAATAAAAAATTATATAAGAGAGGTTGATACTAAATAATATAATGCAAAACGAAGTAACACAAAGTATTCAATCACAATGCAATCAAAGATTGGATACACTATATAGAATGCATGGAGAGTGGATAAATAATATTACACTCAATATGTGTAAAAATAAAAATGTTACAGAAGAAGTAGTAAGTGATTTATACCTTTACTTAGCAGAGAAATGTAATCCTAAACTATTTTACAAAGAAAGTTATAACCTACACTACATCTATTTCTTTTTAAAGACGAGAGCATTGAATATGTTAAAGAGAAATGGTAAGGTTAGTCCATTAGCGGAAAATTGGGATACAATAGATGAAGAATATAATATAGAGTACGATACAAAGGTTCAGATAGCATATGATGAAGTAAGAGAAGAATTAGATAGTATGAAGAAAAGAAAGGGTTGGAGTAATGCAATGATATATGAACACTATTGGTTCTCAGAAAAAACATTAGATGAAGTAAGTAGAGATATTGGTATAAGTAAATCTACTACATTCTTAGCAGTAAAGAAAGTAAAAAAACATTTAAAAAATAATATACAAAACCCATTCGAATGACAAACACAGAAAAATTAAATGAACAAATCAAAGAGATAGCAGAAATGTTTAAAGCTAGTTTCACTAAAGAAGAAATCAAAAAGATGGAAAATGATTTCAATGAATTCCAAAAGAGAATGTTAGAACAAAGCGGTAGTAATGGAAATAAATAATATCTACATTCAACAAATACAGCCAAAGTTAGCAAATGACTTAATATGTAAAAATCATTATAGTAGGTCAGTAGCAAAAGGAGTAGTATATCATTTAGGTATATTTGTTGAACATAGATTATTAGGTGTAGCACAATTTGGATATGGTATAAGACCTAAAGATACATGTAGATGGGTAACCAATACACAAAGTGATGAATACTTAGAATTAAATAGATTATGGATAGATGATGAATTAGGAGCAAATGCAGAGAGTAAAAGTATTTCCCTATGTTTGAAGTGGGTAAAGAAAAATAATCCAAAAATCAAATGGATAATTAGTTTTGCTGATGGTATGATGGGTAAGGTAGGAACTATATACCAAGCAACTAATTTTATATATACCGGATTTTCTACTACATCAAATGGATTGTGGTTAAGTAAAGAAGGTAATAGAATGCATAATGTATCTTTGTGGCATAAGCATGGTAAGACAGATAGAAAGTTATTAGAGAGTATATACGGAACTCCATTGTATTTAGTAAGAGGTGGGCAATATAGATACTTTTACTTTTATGATAGAAAACAAATTCGTAATTTAATAGTTCCACATTTACCTTATCCAAAACAAACTGATATAAAAGAACATTTAATTATTAAGAAAGGATATGGAGATACGGGTGATAACTATGATGAGTTTATCGAATTATTACATAAACCAAGTATAGAAGTAAAACATAAGGTTAATGACTTTTTTGAATAGATTGGTTAATATATATAGATATACCAATAAAATAATGGAAATATATGGCAAAGTTTGAGAAAGGACATACATTGAGTAAGGGAAGGCCGGTAGGAGCAGTTAATAGGTCTACCGAACAAATGAAACTTACTTTAGCAAGAGCAGCTAATAAAACATTAGATACTATTTCTGAAGATTTAGATAGAATAAGAAAAGATAATCCTGAGAAGGCAATACAACTCGCTTTACAATTAATGGAATATGTAATGCCAAAGTTAAGTAGAACAGAAATGAAAGCTGAGATTAATCAAAGAATACAGCAGATAAATGTTAATGTAAACCGAACAGGTAGTGAACTTAGAGATTAATACTACCATAACATTTGAACATCTTTTAGATGCAAAGAGTAGAATCACTCAGCACATAGGTGGAACTAGAAGTGGTAAAACATACGCAATACTACAATGGATAATAGTTCAGGCATTAGAATCACCACAAACAATTACAATAGTAAGAAAAACAATTCCTTCACTTAAAAGAACTGTGATAAAAGATTTCACAGATATTTTAAAATCAATCGATATTTGGCAAGATGAAAACTTTAATATTACTGACAGGGTCTATAAGTTGTACGATAGTTCTATTCAATTCCTCTCTACTGATGATGCCGATAAGTTACGCGGTATTAAATCTGATATACTTTTTATTGATGAAGCAAGTGAAGTGGATGAAGAATCTTATTTTCAGTTATCTATTAGAACTACTAATCGTATCATACTCGCATACAACCCTACCATATCACCCTATCATTGGATTAGACAAATGCAAGATTGTGAAAGATTCATAACAACGTATAGAGATAACCCATACTTAGAAAAAGAAATTATTAAAGCAATTGAGGATTTAGAACATACCTCACCAAAGAAATGGCAGATATATGGTAAAGGTGAATTTGCACTAAACGATAAGGCAATATTCCAATTTGATATAGTAGATACATACGAAGCAGAGTTTGTAGGGTTTGGAATAGATTTTGGATTTAGTAATGACCCAACGGCATTAGTAGCGGTATATAAGAGTGGCAATGATTTATATTTAGAAGAATTAATTTATGAGAAAGGATTAGTAACATCAGATATAATAGAGAAACTAAAAAAGTTAGATATAACAAAGAGTGAAGAGATATGGGGTGATAGTGCAGAACCTCGTCTTATTGAAGAGATATATAGAAGTGGATTTAATATTAAGCCGGTAGTAAAGGGTAAGGATAGTATTAAGTTTGGTATTAGTGTAATGCAGAATCATAAGTTACACATATTAAAAACAAGTCAGAATCTTATCAATGAGATGTATGGTTATCAATACGCAAGTGATAAGCATGGATATACAACTGATAATCCTGAAGGAGGTTTAGACCACTTAATAGATGCAGCACGTTATTGTTGTATGATGAAGTTAAGTGAGAAGGCAAAGAGTAAAGGTAAATACGCAATTACAATAGGTAAAATTAAATACTAATGAATACAATAGAAATTAAAGGAAAAGAATTTACTGAAGATGATATTATTCAGGTCTTAGAAATGGCAAACGAATTATTAGAAGTTAACTCTGAATTAAATGCAAGAGTAATAGCAATGAATGCCAAATTAGAAAACGAAGAAAAGAAAGTAATTAACTTATCACAAAGATTAGCACAGATGAGTTTAATGTTCACAAATAAAACATACAAAGCATAATATGAAACAACAAATTGAAATAATTGTACCAACAGATTGGTCAGCTATAACTCTAAGAAAGTATATAGAACTAACAAATGATTTAAAATTATATGATGGTGATGATGAAGCACAAACAGCTGCATTGTTTTTTCACCTATGTAAGTTAGAACCAAATGTATTACCTAAGTTAGATGCAGAAACATATCTACACATAAAAGATGATTTATATTCTTTTATTAATGATAATCAGTTAGATTTAAAAAAAGAAATAAATATCAATGGTGTTCAGTATGGTTTCTATCCTAACTTATCTAAGATTGAGTATGGTGCATATGTAGATATCAGTAAGTATAATGAAATGGGGTTAGATGTTAAATGGGCAGAGGTAATGAGTATTCTATATCGTCCTATCACAAAACGAATTGGTAGTTTGTATGAGGTTAAAGCATACGATGGTCACATAGATAGGGAGTTGTGGTTAGATGTTACAATGGATGTTCACTTCGGTGCATGGTTTTTTTTTATCAATTTGTCAAAGGAATTGTTGAAAGGTATCCTGAACTATACGAAGGAGATGGGGTTTCCTCCGAATATCAAATCAATTTTGGAAAGAAGTGGGGAAGTTATACAGCAGTTGTAGATTTAGCTAATGGTGATATTAGATATATTGATGAAGTAGTAAAAGAACCATTAGAGAAGTGTTTATTGTTATTAGCATACAAAGCAGATAGAAATCATTTAGAAAACTTATTACACAAAGAAAGTATTAAAAAAATGAATTGATTATAATGTAATCATCAGTTGTTAATATTAAAACTAAAACCATTATGGGCATTTGGAGTAATAGTAGAAATGGTAATCTTAGATACTCAGTTAATAGAGAAAACAATAGTGGAATCTATATAGGAGCAACACAAGGATTATCTTCACCTAAAAATAGTAGGAGAGGATGTCTTTGTTTACACGCTGATATATATCACGTGGATTGTTGTAACGGAGCATTAATGGAGCAAGGAATCGGTGTGATAGAAGGAGTTGCAAATTTCAATCAGAGAGGAGCATTCTCATTAGGATATTCAGATGGATTCGATAACGAAAATACACAATAAAAGAGTAATACAATGAGTTTAACTAAACAACAATTACAACAATTAAATAATACAAACTTTCCTAACAATACAACAGGCTATATTACACCTGCATTGTTAAGAGGGTTTAATTCTGAAAGTGTTGATTCTATGGCTCTACAAACACAAGTAGATTCATTATCATCATCTTTCCAATCTCAATTAAATGACTTAGAAGATTTCAGTTCTTCATTAGTAACTAACTTTGCAACTGTTGCACAATTAAATACAAGTTCTTCTGTATTACAATCTAATATAAACGGAAAAGCAAGTACGGGTAGTGTTAACACATTATCTCAAAGTGTTTATGTTGGATTTAGTGACCAAGCAACAATTAATACAAATGTTAGTAATAGATTTACAGCAGATGAATTAAAGTTTAATCAGTATACACAAAGTAATGATACAGCGGTAGCGGGTAAAGCAAGTTTATCACAAGATAATTATTTTGTTGGTAATCAATATGTGACAGGTAAGGTAAGTGTAAATGGTAACATATCTGCATCGGGTGATATAAGAGCAGAAGGTAATGTATATGGTGCAAACTTAACAGGTAGTTTTGTATCATCATCTACATTTAATTCATTTAGTTCATCGGTAGATAACAGATTAGATAGTTTAGAAAGTTGGAGTAGTTCATTAGATGTAACATACGCAACAGATGCTCAATTGAATGCTAGTTCTTCTACATTACAATCAAATATAAATACATTAAGTTCATCAGTATTTCAAACAGATGCAACTCAAAGTAATAACATAGCGAGTAATAGTTCTTCGGTAGGTTTATTACAAACGTTTAGTGGGTCTCAATACAAAGCTGATTCTGCATCATTTAGTAGTAGAATATTAGCAATAACTGGTAGTTCAATAGATACAGGTAGTTTAGTAACAACTTCATCATTCAACGCATATACTTCATCTAACGATAGTAAAGTAAATTCTTTAATAGCTGCAACCGCATCATATGTAACATCAGCAATTACTGGAAGTTCATTGATAACTGCAAGTGTATCACAAAGTACAATTACATTTACAAAAGGTGATGGTAGTACATTTAATATAGTAGTAGCAGATGTGAGTGGAAGTGCGGGTAATTTCGTAACTACTGCATCATTCAATGCATATACATCATCACAAGATTTTAAGAACACAACATTTGCAACAACTGGAAGTAATACATTTACAGGCCAACAAACACTTTCTAATACAGGTGATTTACAATTCCCATTACAAATAATTAGTGGTGGTATTAGAATAGATGACCCAAACACAGATTGGATGATTTGGAATAGTACTGCAAATGGTGGATTAAAAAGGTCTAATACGGCTGATTTAGAATTATTAGCTCAAAGTGCAAGTCTTAATATAAGAAACGATGCAGGTAGAGTTTATATAAGTGGTTCTCAAATTTTAATAAATGATGTAGATTTTATTCCATTTAGTTCTTCATTAGATAGTAGAATTAATGGATTAGCAATTAGTGGAAATATATTAGTAGTACAAGATGAAGGAACTATATTAGGACCAGCAACATCAATGGATTTTATTGGTAGTGGTGTAACTGCAACAATAAGTGCAGGAACAGCATCAATAACAATTACAGGCGGTGGAGGAAGTATTGATACCGGTAGTTTTGCAACGACAGGTAGTAATACATTCACAGGAAATCAAACTATTGAAGGTGCAATTGTAAGTAATCCAACAACAGCTGTAACTAAATTATTTTCTCAGGCATTCGTAAGTGGAGCAGTACAACTTAATATAACTGCATCAAACGCAATATCACAATCAAACTTAGTATTGGTTGGAACTCCGTTATTAGCATCATCTACTTTGACTGGCTCAATTATAATATCGGGTAGTAATAATATCCTTCTAAATCCTGTAAGAACGAATACATTAGCAACTAGTTTTAGATTTGGATATATCGGTGGTAGTGGTAATTTTGTTGGTACAATTCCAACATTAAATACAGGCTCATTAGTTAATCCAACAATGGGCAATAACCAATTGAATGGGGCAGTAACTCTTACTTTTAATACAAGTTCAACATTGGCAAACCCTACTTTTAATACTAACCAAATAGTAGGTAGTACTCAAATAAACCATCAATCCGGTAGTGCTGCGTTTATTAGTAATATTGTTATGAATAATGGTTTTACTTCAACGGCTAATACAACCACTTTATCACTTAACTCAACAATAAGCGGAAATTTAGTAGCAAGTTTTGGTGGTGTTACATTAAATCATAATAGTTCCTCAATATTATATAGTAGTAATATAGGTGGTGGTATAAGTGTAACAAACAATTATTCATCATCAGTTTCAACCACTGTAGATAATGTTAGTGTTCAAGGAAATTTATTTACTGGAACGGGTCATACCCTATTAGTAAGCGGTAGTAATACTTCAATAAGAAGAACATTTAATCATAATATAATTGTCGGTTCAACTAATGCAATAAGTTCTGATTTTAGTGGCTCATCGGGTGGTCATTTAGTTGCAACTGCGGTAATAGGACAAAACTTAATTGTATCAGCATCAGGAACATCAACAACAGTAGGTGGTGGTGCATTCTTTGGTAGATATAATGATGTAACTAATATGTATGCGGATAGTGGTAAAATGGTATTCTCAGTAGGAACAGGTACTTCAACATCAAATAGAAAAACAGCACTTTCAGTAGATAGTTCATCAGTAGTAAATGTATCGGGTAGTTTATCAGTAACGGGTAGTTCAACCTTCAATGGTAATATGGTAGTGACTGGAAGTTTAACTGCTAGTGGCACTATTAACGGAACAACAATTAATAATGGTGATGTAACTGGCTCAACATTCTTAGCAACCTCTAATGGAACTACTGCATTCATATATAATCAACAATCAACGGGTAGTGTAGCGGGTGTATACAATACAAACTATGGTAAGGATGGATTACAAGTTTATCAATATCAAGGACAACCATACGCATTCAATGTTATCTTAACTGCAAATCAGATAGCAGCATACACCGGTTCTGAATTCCAATGGGGATTACAAACAAACGGAACATTATCTTTACCTGGTGGAGGTAGCACTTATTTCGCAATGAGTAGTGGCTCTACAATTACCGGTAGTGGTGGTGGTGCAAATAAAGTAGGTTTAGATTATTTAGAAACTGCAATGATAATGGATTTCAAAGCAGATACCGCATTTAATAGAAAGGTATATGTTGATAAAGGAATGTATGTTTCACAATCAGTAGGTGGTGGAAAGCCAGCATTAATAGTAAACGGAACTAATGCAGCGAGTAATTTAGCAATTGTTGCAACGGGTAGTGTTAATATCACAGGCTCATTAACTCTAAACGGACAAACTGGATTTGCATCTTTAGATAGTAATACATTCACTAATACTCAAATAGTAAGTAGTAGTATCTATATAGCACCAAATAATAATAATAACCAATTATATTTACCATCGGGCTCTAATAAACAAACAGGATTAGCAACGTTAGATGGTGGTAATCCAGGAACTGTAACAGTATCAAATACAAATGTAACTGCAAATTCTATTATAATGTTAACTAAACAAACATATAATCACCCACAAGGACAAGGTGTTTCAATAAGTTCAAAAGGTAGTGGCACATTTACAATAACATCTAATCATAATGGTGATACAGATATAGTAGCATTTATGATTATAAACCCATCGTAATATGAACGAAGATACAATATTATTAGAAGTGATGTTAGAACTTTGTGAAGAAGAAAACGAAGAATTAAAGCATGAAAATGAATACCTACTCGCATTGACTAGGTATTTAGAATATAAAAACAAACAATTGTTGATAGAATATGATAATCTAACAGCAATAGATAAAAGATTAAACTAAAAATAACTACTTTTAGTAGTGATATTGTTAATATTAAATAAAAGAATAATTATGAACGCAAAACAAGTATTAAGTAAAGTTGCAAAACTTTTGAACTTAGAAGCAGAAGTTGAATTAACTTACGCTAAGTTAGCAGATGGAACGATAGTTGAATCAGCAACATTTGATGTTGGTGAAGACCTATTCGTTGTATCAGAAGATGGAACTAAAACTCCAGCACCTAATGGAACACATGAACTTATGTTGAAAGATACAGAAGGAAATGAAACTCTTTTGAAAGTTATCACAGAAAATGGTAAGATTGTAGAAAGAGAAAATGTTGAATTAGCAGATGTTGAAACAAAAGAAACTGAAAAGTTACCAGGTGACCCAACAGAAGCAAACGATGTAATTGATGAAAAAGAAGCAGGTGAGCAAGTTAAAGATTTGAAACCATCATCTATGTTATCAGAAATCCAATTAGGTGATACTCCAATGGAAGAAACCGAAACAGCAGAAACTATTCCAGCTGATGATGATAAAGAAGAAATGGGTATGCCAGAAATGTTAAAGAAATTTGAAGACATGGCATATAGAATCGAAGAGATGGAAAAGAAAATTGCTAAGATGGCAGAAATTGAAATCGAAGTAGAAGATGAGAAAGAAGTTGAAGATGAAGAGTTACCTAAATTAGATGGTGCTCCGATTGAAGAAGGTTTCAGATTCTCAGCAGAACAAAACAATAAAAGATTTGGTAAGAAAATGGATACACCTCAGAATTCATTCTTATCTAAATTATATAAATAATTAAAAAACAAAAAATATTTAAAGAATGAAAAAAATTCAAAAATTCGGAACATCCGCACAACCTGATATACAAAGTCCAACGTACTCAGGTGAATTTGCTGGTCAATACATCGCAGCAGCGTTGTTATCGGCAAAAACTTTGGATAACAAGTACATTACTATTTTACCAAACGTAAAGTATAAGCAAGTTATTCAAAAAATCGCAGTAGCTAACATCGTAAATGATGCTAGTTGTGATTTTACAACTTCTGGCTCAGTAACATTAACTGAATCAATCATCACTCCAAAAGAATTACAAGTTAACTTACAATTATGTAAGCAAGAGTTTGTAGAAAGTTGGGAAGCATTACAATTAGGATACAGTGCATTTGATACAGTACCTGCTAACTTTACAGATTATTTAATCTCTTATGTTGGTGGTGTTGTAGCTCAAGCAACTGAAACTTCTATTTGGCAAGGTACTGAAGCGACTAATGGTCAATTCGGTGGTTTGTTCGGAAGAATCTCAGGTTCAGCAGCTATAACTTCTTCTGCAAGTGGTTCTATCACTTCAGCAAACGTATTAGCAGATTTAGAAGCTTTAGTAGCGGCAATCCCTACAACAGTATATGGTAAAGAAGATTTGATGATCTACGCTCCAACAAACGTTGTTAAGGCTTACCAACAAGCATTAGCTGGTGGTGCACAAGGTGCAAACGGATGGAACAATCAAATGAACGTTGGAGAGAAACCTCTTAACTTCAATGGTATTGAAATCGCGTTTTGTCCTGGTATGACAGCTTCTACATTAGTAGCAGCACAAAAATCTAACTTATTCTTCGGTACAGGTTTATTATCTGATTACAACGAAGTAAGAGTATTGGATATGGCAAACTTAGATGGTTCTCAAAACTTTAGAATCATTATGAGATATACAGCTGGTACACAAATTGGTGTAGCATCTGATATTGCTTATCATTTATCTTAATCAACCAACTAATTAAAGGGTGGGGAGTATCGTAGAACAGAAACTCACCCTTTTTAACAAAAATAAAAACTAATCATTATGAGTTGTAACTTATCACAAGGAAGACAAGAAGTTTGTAAAGAAAGTATTGGTGGTTTGGCTGGAGTTTACTTCATCAACTACACAACATCTTCATTTACAAAAAATGGTAGTGGCCAAGTCACTGCACTTCCATCTGGCTCAACCGTATATTATTACGAGTTGAAAGGTACATC